ACGAAAGTTGACGCCATCGACTCTGAATGATAGTGAGTGAGTTCGTGTGCCTGTTGCTGATCTACTGCCTGGATACCAAGTTTGCGTCCCTCTTACAGTGGGAGTGCCTGTGAATCCTGCTGAGAATGCGGGTGACACTGTGATGTCATTGGTATCCACTTCAGTGATAGCACTATACTCAACAGCACCATTGATGATAGATGATATCAATGTCCCTGTGTCAGCATCCGCAAAACCTGTCGCAGTAAAATTATTCACATCGGCAACACTTGAAGCTGCAACACTTGCATTGCTACCAACACGAGTGAGGAATCCCGCCCCCAACAAATAACCCAAGTAATTCGAGCTATAGTTCGCGGGTGTACTTCCAATGGTAGACAAGTCAACACGTAGGTTGACAGTACCTGTGCGACGACGTTGACGAGTGCCACTTGAGAAGACTGTGTCGGGTTCTGGTGGTACAAAGTATGAGCCATCACGAGCATCATTTCTTTCACTCGCAACAACCTCACCATAAACGAGGATAGGATCACGCTCGCAAGGAATTGATGTATATGTCAACCCACTGTTATCGGGTAGATTGGTTGTTGCCGATAATGAACCGAACTTCGATTCAACAGCAACACTTAAGGATCTATGAGTTACGCTCATGTTAAGCCTCCAAATATAAAAGATCAAAAGGAACAACAAGGAGATGACCGATGACCTCACCTGTGTTGTCTGTGATTTCTTCTGCACGTGCCTGTGATGGTATCACGCTTATAATGCCCGTTGTATTAAATTCATACTGTGGACCTTTGATTGTATCAATGATTTTTCCTGCATCCTCATTCATCATCCTCATCCTAAATCCATGCTCTTTGGGTATGGCATACCTGATGATAGTATCAACAGTCACACGCTTCCTACCACTAAGGCCCGCACTGCCGTCATCCATTGCCATCGAGGTCAATTCAAAAGCAAATTGACGTTGACCTTCAAACCTTGCTTGTAGTGGTGAGGTTATACCTGTACCGTCATCGATGCAAACAAATCCATTATGACCGTCAGTCTTTGGGTCAATCCCCTCGATCATGTCTTTTAGTTTAATCAGTGATTGAAATATGCCTCGGCTCATCTTTTACGCTTCTTTCTCAGTTTCTCAGATATGTCAATCGAGACAGCTTCAACTATGATGTCAACCTCTTCGTTGGTCAATCCCAAGTATTCACGTGTTTGATTCACAGCATATCCATAATACTGCACATGATCAGTCAATCCAATTATGAACTTTGTTTCTGTTGCTGACAACACCACAAGGTTATTCATCAATTGACCACTGAGCACAAGATCAACCTCAGCACTTGCCGCACGTTTATTTCTTTTGCGTGAATCGTGCTTGTATTGTTGATAGCCCCCTTGATAAAAAATAGATTTACCTGTGCGTGACGCCCTTGTTCCTCCCTTGGGTTTTAGCCTTGCACCTCGAAAAGCAACATATATCGGCTTTGTCGAGTAATCAATAAACGGCTTACCATTGGCGTCAATACCTCTTGACGTTCTCAACTTAATACTAGCCAATGTATTAGAGGCTAGCATCTTGGTATCCTTTGCAGTCCACACACTACCAGGTAGATTCAAGTTTACTTTGTTAGGCATATCAGTGCCTCATTGCTCTCTTCGGTGTAAAGTCTTTGTCATACTCTGTCTTATTGTATGACTTCCAACTTGCACGAAAGTCGGTTGACTTGCCTCCAGACTTTTCGAGATCAAGTTCACCATCATCGATGACACCATCACCATCGAGGTCAAGATCAACTGATCTGAGTGCCATGTCCAATAGTTCCATACAACGATTTCTCATAGCCTCGGCTGCATCAAGTTGCAAGTTCATTTCATAGATTCGTGCGGCTGTGCAATATGCATGACACAATTGGAAAGACTCAGCATTGAATATTTCATCCTCAGTCACATCGGATGCATGGAGTCTTTCACGAAGCATCAACGAAAGCTCATCAAGTGAAGCTTTGATTTGTGGTAGAAAATCAGCTTGACGCCTTGGAACCATATCTGCGAGTGAAGCAAATCGATCCACCAACGAATCATGATTCAAACCTGTATCAAATGGACGAGGAGTAACCTTGATGACTCCTTTGTCCAACTTGGACAAGTTGTTTTGTCCGAGGTCGACGGTGTAACTTATCAAATATTGAAAGGTTCCCGAGGTGCTTGTCACATCGCTAGATAATGCCGTATATGACCACATAGCAAACTCAATACTTGCCGATGTGGATAAATCGATTTCACGAGGCAAAGGTTCCGCGAGTATTGCAGTTGTGCCAACGATACGAACGATTTTAATAGAGTACCACGCATCACCATTGGTTTTCAAGAAGGCAAGTGCTTGATCCCTTTGGAGTGCATCACTTGAAGCGATTGTCAATGTGCGTCTATCATTACCAATGGCTGTGACTGAGATGTCAGCCCTTGATTGATTCATGTTGGATGTCACTGTGCTTGATGCTTTGAAAGTGATTGAAGGTGTGCCGTTGATTGGCTTGGGTGCGTTCCATTCAAACAAATGGTTTTCACCTGTGACAGCTTTTCTTATCATCTCTTACCTCCTGCATTCGCTTTGTTAATATCTGCCGTTGTTGCTTTGGGTAGTTTGGCCGCTTTCATAAATCCTTTTGAAATAGGACTCCATGAATGTCGACAGTTGTATCCACCTCCACCAGTACGCACAGGTAGACCTTGACCGTTGTTAAGCTTCTTCATTTGAGATTCACTGACAACCTTACCCACCAAAGGACTACAAAACTTTCGTGTTAATCCGTCATCAGGACCAGTGTATAAATACAAGGTGAGTCCTGCCTCCTCGGCTATGGATGCAGTGACAGAACGACCGAACATTGAAATTTTTGTGTTGATCTCGGTCAATTGTCGCCCTGTGGCTTGTTGCATCTTTTGAGCAAGTGATGACATGGCAACAGTCACAGGCACATCCAAAGTCATAGCAGTCAATGAGTCTCGTACACCATTGGCCACCGTTGGGATAACAACGTCATCAAAGATTTGTTGAACCGTTGCCGTTTGCATGATGTCGAGTTTTTGTTGAATAGGTATCAATCCGAGGTCGGGTTGTACTATCCTTGCAGTGTTCTCAACGGCCTTGGCTATTTGATCAGTTTGTTCGATGAACTCATCAACAGCTAGGTCAAATCCTCCTCGAATGATAAAGTCAATCATCTGATCTCTAGGAAGAGACAGGAGGGTCAATGGGTCAGTTGCTTTCACTGCATCATCTAAAGTTTTTAAGAATCGAGTTCTCGATTTTGCGAGAACTGATTTCATTTTATTTTCTGCTTTGATCAGAGTCTTAAGCTCATTGATCTTGGATTTTGTTAATCGTGCGACCTCACCCGATTGACCTTTGAGTTGTTTCGAAAGGTCCTCAACAGCTCTTTTGTCTGCGTCTTTTTCGGCTAGTAATTGTATATTGTGGTTGTCGCACATGTCATCCCTTTGGAGTGTATTACACTAAGCAGTCAGTAAGGATGTATCCAAGTGTTGAGTCGATAGCTTTGAATTGTTGAACTTCCTCAGCATAAACATATCGACGAGTTGAATCTAGTGAATCATATTGACCAGCAACCATGCCACCAAAATCAAAGTTTAGAGCTGCAACAGGCATCCCCTTCACGTTACCACTCTTTTGAACAATCGCATCAGCACCCTTCATGATACCCATGAAGATTGTTTCAGTGTTCCAAATTTGAGCCTCACTTGATGTCGCACCAGGTACAGCAGTCTCACGACGAGCTTCACCAACATAAATGTTTGGGATGCCTAAGATGTTACGAATCACAGTTTTCACAGCTTCGTCAGTCAAGATCATGCTACCACCACCAGCAACACCCGCACCACTAAAGTCACCCGCATATCCACGAACTTCGGGATTGCGAGCTAAAGCACGAAATACACCTCGACCGAATACAAGAGTATCGGGGTTGATGCCATGTGCCGCCGCAAATACTAAGTCTTTTAATTTGTCAAGTCCTGTCAATGCGTCAGTACCCGCCGCATCAACTTTGCCCAACATAACATTGGTACAAGTATCATTTGAGAATGATCCTGTATCAAAGATCAAGTCAGCAGCTCTTTTCTCTTTTGCTAACATCATGGCACGACGTACCTTGCGAGCAATACGAGCCTCCTCACCACCTGGATATTGACTATCTATGATGTCTTCCATTGCAATACTATCTTGTGCAGAATAGATTTTTGCTTTGAAGGTGAGACTTGTACGATCAAAGCTTCCAATGTTCGCACGACTTGCACCAGGTGCACGCTCTAAATCAAGACCAACACCCGCACCCATAAAGTTGCGTGAGTTTTCTAAAAGGAATGTACCACTACGTTCGGGGATTTTAACATTCTCAAAGATTTGATTTGCGATCAATTGACTATCACTAGGCACTACCTCAGATACTAGGCTTGTGAGTATCTGATCGACTGGATGAATTGTACTATATGAACTAGCCATCTAATATCTCCTTAAGGAATCAAGTTGTTTGGGCCTGTGAAAACGATTGATAATTGATCGTTTGCCGCCGCACTTGTTTGGTTGATGTTTGGAATGATGCGACCGATGGCATAGTTTCCACTAGAGGCGTGTGTTGCCACGTTGCCTGATGTGGTAGCCATTACTAATGAAGCTGTGAAAGTGATTGATCCACCCGCGATAACACGAGATACACCAGAGATCACAACGTCAACGGCTTCACCTGCTGAGGCTGCACGTTGAGCGACACCGACGCATTTCTTGTCGTCTGCTGCTGTGGTTACTGCAACTTTGCCGTTGCCGTCGATTGATACGAGTGCAAATTCAGTGATTGAACTTGCCGCGATAAATGATTGAATAATACTATTGTCAGCCATGATTAACCTCCAAACGCTTGACGATAAAACTCAGGTTGTTGCTCTCGGAATAGACTCAATGCGTCGCTATATCCGATTTTCTTTTCTTCAGCTAAAGCACGCACACGTTGATCAAGTGTTGCCTTGCTGATCTCTTGACCACTTGCACCATGCCCAACTTCTTCCAATGGTACACCCGCGTTGACAGGTCGCTCACTGAACATTTGCCAAAACTCGGGTTGTAGTTCTTTGATGTTCCAAGCCTTTGATGCAACGCTTTTTTCAGCAGGTGTGATTTTGCCCTCACG